AATAAATAATAAAATCCACTACATAATCCTATACCAGTAATATACATACCACTAACTCTGTTTGTAATAGATGAAATTGCCGTAATTGGAAATTTATAAATACTTAAATGGGGTGATAATTGACGCATAATATTATATAAATATTTAAAGATAAAATATTTTTAAATATTAATAATATAATGAAATTTTTTAAATCATTATTTAATCCTGATAAACATATTATGACTATGAAAGCATATCATAAATCAAATAAAATTATTATTCCTTTATTGATACCATCAATATTTTTAGATAATGAAAATAATTATAAACAATATTTTGATTTTGCTAATTTAAATATTTTAGGTTTTCATTCTTATGTATCGTTTTCTTCTATTATTACCGATTATCATAAAAAAATTCCATTTATTAATGAAAATATTATACGTGCTATTAATTTTAAAACTCATGGATTTCTATTTATCTATTTTTCATATAATTTATATAATTATTATAATAAATATAATAATGGTTTGGATAAATTAAATATATTAAAAAAATATGATACTATTTCATTTCAAATATATGATTAAATATATTTTCAAATTCAAAAAATATTTAAAAATATTTACATTATATTATTTAATATAATTATATAATGTTTAAACACATTTTTAAAAGAAATTTAACTACAATCAAAATTTATAGAAATAATAATAATACTTCAAAAATTGATAAATTTACATTTGATAAAAATGAATGTGGTCCTATGGTTCTTGATGCATTATTACATATCAAAAATAATATAGATAAAACTTTATCTTTTAGACGCTCATGTCGCGAAGGTATCTGTGGTTCTTGTGCTATGAATATCAATGGAAAAAATACATTAGCTTGTTTAAAACCTATGGAAGAAAAATTATCTATTTATCCATTACCACATATGCCTGTTATACGTGACCTTGTAACTGATATGACAAATTTTTATAAACAATATAAATCAATTAAACCTTGGTTAGAAAATTCTAATAAAGGTTCTGAACTATATCAATCTCCTAGTAATAGAAAAAAATTAGATGGTATGTATGAATGTATATTATGTGCTTGTTGTTCTACATCTTGTCCTTCTTATTGGTGGAATGGTGATAAATATTTAGGTCCTGCTGTTTTAATGCAAGCATATAGATGGGTTCAAGATTCAAGAGATCAAATAACTAAACAACGTATGGAATTTTTAGATGATGCTATGAAATTATATAGATGTAAAACTATAATGAATTGTACTAATACTTGTCCAAAAGGATTAAATCCAGGTAAAGCAATTGGTGAATTAAAATTAAAAATAAGTAATGAATTACATTAAAAAAATATTAATATTAATATAAATTAAATACATTTTTATTTATATTAATAATTTGAATTATTACAACCACATATTGTTAATATAATTTCATAAAAAGTTTTATTTGAATTTTCATATTTATATTCTATTATACAATTATCATTTATGCTTTTTTCTGAATCAAAACTTTCAATTGATACATCAGTATCATCTTCCAAATCTTTATTATAAAATTTATCTTTATTTTCATTAATTTTTTCCATAACTTCATCTACTATTAATTTTCTACTAGTTCTTTTTAACATTCTTTTACATTCACTATCTAATAATATAGATTCATCATCTATTTTTTGATAAAGATACATTATTATTATTAAATATATTATTTTTAATAATATATATTTATCAATTTTATTTATTAAATAATTTATTAATAAAATTTAAAACTTTTTTTCATTATATTCTTGCAATTTATTGAAATTCATATAATTAAATATTTCCTCTTTCTTTGAATCTATATTATTTATATATTTATTATATGTTTTTAAATCTGGTATTGAACCTTCTATTGCTGTTATCGCCGACAATTCTGCTGATGCTAAATATACATTAGCACCATTACCCAATCTATTTGGAAAATTTCGTGTTGATGTAGATAATACGGTTGCTTTATCTTCTACCCGAGCCTGATTACCCATACATAAAGAACATCCTGGCATCTCTGTTCTTACTCCAGTACTTTTATAAATATCATAATAACCCTCATCTTTTAATTTTTGTTCATCCATTTTTGTTGGTGGTGCTATCCATAATTTTGTTTTTAAAGTATCTCCTCCTGCTATAAATTTTTGATAATTTTCTAATAATTTACCTGCTGCTCTAAAATGTCCTATATTTGTCATACAACTACCAATAAATACTTCATCCACTATTTCACCTGTAACATCACTTAATAATACAGCATCATCCGGATCGTTTGGTGCACATAATATAGGTTCTTTAATATCATCTAAATTTATTTCTATAATTTCTTTATATTTAGCATCTTTATCTGCTTCTAATAAAATTGGATTTTTTATCCAATCTTTCATTTTATCTATTCTTCTTTTAATTGTCTTTTTATCATTATAATCTTCTCTAATCATCCATTCTAATAATGTTATATTTGATTCTAAATATTCAATTATTGGTTCTTTATTTAACTTTATTGTACAACCAGCAGCAGAACGTTCAGCACTAGCATCTGATAATTCAAATGCTTGTTCACAAGTTAAATTAGGTAAACCCTCTATTTCTAAAATATTTCCATTGAATATATTCTTTTTATTTTTTTTATCTAATGTTAGTAATCCTTTTTGTTTTGCTACATATGGAATACTATGAACAATATCACGCAAAGTTATACCCGGCTGCATGTTTCCTTTAAATCTAACTAATACTGATTCTGGCATTTCTAACGGCATAACACCTGTTGCTCCTGCAAAAGCAACCAATCCTGAACCAGCAGGAAATGAAATACCTATTGGAAATCGTGTATGTGAATCTCCACCTGTTCCAACAGTATCAGGTAATAACATACGATTTAACCAACTGTGAATAATTCCATCACCTGGACGTAAAGAAATACCACCTCTATCATTTATAAAATCTGGTAATGTATTATGTGTAGCTATATCAACTGGTTTTGGATATGCTGCTGTATGACAAAAAGACTGCATGACTAAATCTGCTGAAAATCCAAGACAAGCTAAATCTTTTAATTCATCACGTGTCATTGGTCCTGTTGTATCTTGTGAACCAACACTAGTTATTATAGGTTCGCAATATGTTCCTGGTAATATTCCAGTAACATTACACGCTTTACCAACTATTTTTTGTGCTAATGTATAACTTTCCGAATTATATATTATTTTGATTGGTTTTGCATGACTTTCTGTAGCACCTAATATAGGTTGCCTATTTTGTATAAAATATCCTATTTTATTTTCTTTACTTTTTTTACTTTTTTTACTTTCATGCTGTATAAAAATATCATCATTATATTTATTTAATACTTGTTGTGCTTTGTTTGTTAAACTTTTTCCTATTATTAAATTAATTCTTCCACCTGCTTGAACACTATCTAAAATAGTTTTTGATTTTAATTTCCATTCACAAATTATTTCGTTGCTTTCATGATCACGCGTTATACCTTCATATGGATATATATCTATTATTTGACCCATCTTTATATTTTCAACTGGCATTTCTATTGCTAATGCCCCACTATCTTCCATCGTGTTAAAAAATATAGGTGCTATCTTTCCACCAAAACAATATCCACCATATTTTTTATTTGGAACATATGGTATTTCTTTTCCAAAATGCCATAATATACTATTAGTAGCGCTTTTTCTACTTGAACCTGTACCAACAACATCACCTATAAAAGCTATTGGATAGTTCTTTTGTTTTAACGATTCTATTGTTTTTATTGGCCCAATTTCATTTGGAATATTTGGTTCTATTCCTTCTCTTGGGTTTTTTAACATACATAATGAATGTAATGGTATATCCGGTCTTGACCAAGCATCAGGAGCAGGAGATAAATCATCGGTATTAATTTCACCATTTACTTTAAAACAGCATAATGTTATCTTTTCATTAAGTTTTTCCTTATTTGTAAACCATTCACCATTAGCCCAAGATTCTAATATATGTTGAGCATGTACATTTCCATTTTTATATAATTCTTCAATATTATAAAAATAATCAAATAATAAAATATTATTTTTTAATTCTTTGCAAACTGTTTCTGATAATATAGTATTATTATCATTTTTTAATATATGTATTAATGCTTCGATAGAGTAACCTCCTTGCATAGTTCCTAGAATTTTAATAGCATCTATTTTATCTATTAATGGACTATAACTTCTATCTTCTACTATATCTAATAAAAAATTCGCTTTTAATTTACTTGTATTATCTACCCCTGGTAAAATTCTATTTTTAAATTGATTTAATAAAAAAACTTCCTCATAATCTTCGGGTGATTTTAATTCATTTATTAAATTATTAACTTCATCATAATTTAATATTTCTGGTTCTATATTTTTTTTTAATCTTTCATTTATTGATAATTCTATATTTTTACGAAAAGTCGATATATTTCTTAAATTTTTATATAAAAAATTTTGCGATGTTAATAATTTTTTAGTATACGATAACATTGTTTTATTTATTATTTATTAATTTATTAATTTATATTTTTAAATACATATTAATAAAAATATAAATTCTTAATCATTTAAAATATAAACATCTTCTACTTCTTTATTTTGTATTATATATATATTATTTCTATACATATTTATTATATCTTTTATAATATAAATAACTAAAAATAATATAATAACTAATATTATTCCTGAAACTATTAAAATATAATAATTAAATGTAATTGCTATATAAGTTTCTATTATAAAAACATCAGTTAATGTAATAAATATTATATTTTTACATACAAAAAATTTTCCAAATGTTGTAATCTCTAATTTATATTTAATATTTATTCTTATATTATTATATTCTTTATTACATATTTTACATTTGGTTACATTTGTTTTATTTATCAATTTTTTTTGACATTCTTTATGCATATATAGTGTCTTACAATCACATGGAGATAAAATATCACAATTTTCATAACATATATAACATTCTTGTAAATTTATATCTATTATTTTATTATCAATAACTTCATTATCAAGAGTTTCATTATCAAGAGTTTCATTATCAAGAGTTTCATTATCAAGAGTTTCATTATCAAGAATTTCATTAGACATTTCATATATTTATATTAATTAAAAAAATATTTTTATAACATATTTCGAAATATACACAATAATTTATTATTTAATACATAATAAATTATTTTTTTATTTTTTTATTTTTTTTATTTTTTTATATGTTGTATATTTTTTATATGTTGTATATTTTTATATGTTGTATATTTTTACAGTATGTTTATGTAATCCATTATTTGATGTAATAACTAATTTTATATGATTTACTAATTTACCATTTTCAAATCCTGCAGATGAACCCATACCTAAACTAATTTCACCACTTTCTGGAATAGCAATTTTTGTTAAACTATTTAATTTTTCAACAGCTTTTTCACAAGAACGATGCTTAGGTGCTAAAAATTCAGGAAACATACAATTATTATTTATTGGATTATTTTTTAAGGTTTCGCGTGAATTTTTAATTATAAACATAATATTATTAAATTTACCAACTTTAAAATGATAAATGTGACTAACCGTTTCTAATTCTTTAAATCTATATGTTGAACCCATAAATGCCCATAAATGTCCTACTTTATATGATAAATCATTTTCATTTAGTGTTGTATGTGCTGTATAAACAGTTGATAAATTTGTTTTTTCAATTTCTACTTTATTAATAATACCACATTTAATATCATTAATAATTTCTTTTAAATTATTTGCATTACTAATAGAATGTCTCATACGATTAGCAAATGAACCATATTTATTTTTATCATTTTCTTTACGCATTGCAGCAAATGCATTTGTCATTTCATTAGAATTTTTGTTTGTATCATAATCTTTGATTGCAACACATCCTTCATGACTTTCTAACTGTTCAATAGTTTCGATTGTATTTACCAAATTTTCACACAATTTTTCTGCAGCTTGGATATTTCCTTCACTTGGTGGTGCAATTTTACGACGATATAATGTTGGGTTATTACGCTCTTCAATCATTTTAACAACTGCTGTTGGTGTATACCCATTTTCTAAAATATCTAAAATAAACCCATTTACTGTATGAAAATATCCAATATGTGCACTATCAGAATCACCTTCACAATATGGAGAATTACAAATAGTTTTTGCAATTATTTCTAATTTTTTTGAAAAATCTATGTTTTCCCATAAATTACTTAATTTTGATACTTCATTTAATAAATTAATAAACCAATTTATAGCAGGTAACTGATTACAACCATATACAGAATTGGTTAATAATACTTTTAATTCATTACATGAATCAATCATATTTTTAATTAAACCTATTTTTTTTAGTAAATTATTAAGTAATGGGCTATATTTATGTAATGCTTTAACTAATAATTTTTCATCATTATTATTCAATTTATCTGAAATAAATTCAGGTTTATAAGAATAATGTCTATATAGCCGGCCAGTGATTTGTTCGACTCCTTCAAATGGAGTAGACGTATATAATAAATCATTTGTAACTATTTTAAAATTCCATTTAAAATCTAAAGTATTATACTTATTAATTAAGTCCTTGCACTTTAAAGAAATATTTTTCTGTAATTCACTTCTTAAATTATGTTCTTGATTACAAAATATAGGATTACCATTTGCATCAACAAATGTTTTTAATTTATTAAAACGATTTTTACAAACATTACAATTCCATTCTTTCAAAATATCATTAGTAAAATTATATTTTTTTTCAAAACTACCAATTATTTCTGGATCCATTTCAATTAAAAATGCTAATTTTTTCCCATCATTTAATGAAACACTAATTACTGGAATTTGAACATTTTCACAGTATTCTAAATATTTATCATAATTATAGTTATAATTATTACATGTATTTGTATTAAATGCACTAGTCATTTTATATTTATTAAAAAATTTAAAAGTATATAGTTTTTATCAATTTTTTTTTATCTTATTTTATTTTTTTTGCTTTAGAATATAAATATGACCCACCAATAGCTATACTAGAACCTATAATACCATTTCTTGTTAATGGAGTATTGAAAAATAATACACATACTATTAATAATATTACACGTTTTAATGTGTTAATAATTGCGTGTGAAACAGGATTAATTTGATTTAATACCATCATTGCTGCTTCATTATATAAATAAAAATATAATCCTGTTTCAAATGATGTCTTTAATATTGTAAAAGCAGGAACATTTCTTAATGACCAAACATTTAGAATTTTATTTCCTTCAAAAATTAATGCTAACGGAAGAGATATAATAAAAGATAATATTGTTAATATACCTAATAAATTTTCCGGTGTTATATTTTTACCTTTTGGCTTATCTAATGCTAATCGTGAACACACATTTCTACCAGCAAACGCAACATTTGATAACATAGCACCAATAAATGACCTCCATGTAAAACATAATTCTGATACAGAAGCAAATGATACACCAGCAATAATAGGTATTAAAGACAAACCAACTGGTAATGATATTTTGTCTCCTAATAATAACCAATTAAACCCACAAGTAAATATTGGCTCTGCTGCCTTAACTATTTGCGTAAATGATACAGCACCAGCAGCAACAGAAATAACAGCAGTTATATGACCTAATGCATGAAAAAAAGAAATAGGAAGATATGTTTTAATTTCTTTTAAATTTAATTGGGGTGGTTTACGCATTTTAGATATCCAAAAATATATAGCAACTAATGAACCTGTTCCGAGAGAAAATGCTGATTGTGTCCATGGTAAATTTAACATCAGTAAACGTTTTTTGTTTGATATATTATATTTTGCAGATAAAACAAACCAGATTACTATATAAAAAAATATTTTTATTTTTTTTACGAGAGATTTTTTAGCAATTATAGTACAATATTCATCAGCATTATCTTCTGGACAATATGCAAAACATTTTTCATTATTATCATAATCACATGGAATATATTTATATGAATTATATATAGTAGAACTTCTTTTTTTATAAATTAATTCAAAATTTTTATAAAATAATTTATTTTTTTCGAGAGAATTTGAATAATATAATGGGTTTTTATTTTTTAAATTAATATTTATTTTTTCTTGTTTAATAATTGGTTTATTTACTGGATTCTTAATGTAAGGATTATTTAAAAAACAAATAGATATTGTTACAAAATTTAAAACCATTCACAATATTAATAATTAATTAAATATATTATTTTATATCCTATTAATAATATATTTTATTAGTAAATAGTATAAAATATATTATCATGAATTTTTATGATTTGCCTGATGATATTTTAAATTTAATTATGTATTTTAGAAAATTTAAAACTTGTGGAAATAAAGCAACAAAATATATACAATCACATTGGAAAGGATATAAAACTAGAATTTTAATTGGAAGATTTCATATGTTAAGATATTTAAAAGATTTTAGACAATATAATCCGTCAATTAATACATTTATACAACGCGCCAAGTTATAAAAATAAATTAAATATTTTTAAATTCATCAACATTTATTATTTTATTTTTGAGAGATTCGTATTCTATTGAACTCTTATCTATATCTTCTGAACCCGCTTTTTCCAAATCATATAAAATATTATCTTCTACATGAATATTTTTCTTTATTTCATTTATTATATTTGGATTATTCATAATTTCATTAAATATTAATCTCTCATTTGCTATATTATCCGATTTTATTTGTTTCTTTAAATGTTGTAATAAAAATCTCTCCGGACCTAAATTATCTATTACACTATTTATTTTTAATTGATTCTCATTTATTAATTTTTCTATAATATATTCTGTTAATAATTTACTACTTTTATTATGTTCATGATTATATTCTACAGATATAGCCATATATAAATTACTATATATATCGGCCATGATGCCTGATAATATTTGTTCTCTTTTTAATAATCCACCTTTTAATGCTACAAAATTTGTTAGTGCTGCAAAATCTATTATTTGTTTTTCTAAAATTTTCGGAACACCCGGAATAATATTTGTTAAATTAAATGTAGAACTATATAACGATAATGAATGTAATACTATATTTTTTAAATTTTTTATAGCATCATTTTTTTTATCTTTTAATACACTATCTAATATTGGAAAAATATATGGATGTGATTTATTTAATCCTTGTCCAAATATTATAAGTGACCTTGTTAATGTATTAGAACCTTCAACAGTTATTCCTATTGGTGCTGCTCTATAAAATTTCTCTAAAAAATTACTATAACCCAAACAAATTGCTCCGCCACCATGTATATCTATTCCATGATTTAAAACTATTCTTCCTCTTTCAGTACATTGTTGTTTCATTATAGCACTTATAACAGCTGGACTGTTACCAGCATCCAATATATCATTAGTCATACTTACACCCGATTGAATTATCCATGTATTAAAAACCATCGAATTAATTTTTTCTTGTATTGCTTCCATATTTGATAATGACATTTTAAACTGTTCTCTTACTTTTACATAATTTATCATTCCAAATGTTGCTACTTTTGAACTAGCATTTGCTGTAGCTGGTAAACTTATTCCACGTCCAGCTGATAAACAATCCATTAGCATTTTCCAACCATTACCTATATTTTCATGACCACCTATTACTTGTTCAGGATTTATATAAAATTCACCTTTTATAGTACCATTTGGAAATCCAGCATTTAATGGATTATGATGTGTTTCTTGAATTAAACCGTCATGCCCTCTTTCTAATAAAGCTAATGTTATTCCACTTTTTTTATTTTGTAAAATATTATCTGGGTCTTTTAAATTAAATGCAATACCCATAAGATTTGAAACGGGTGCTAATGTAATATAACGTTTATTGATTTTAACTTTAATCATTGTTCGTCCTTTTACTTTTACTACTGTTCCTTCATCTATTGACCCAGTTGCGTCAGAACCATTATTTGGACCTGTTAATCCAAAACAAGGAATATATGTACCATCTGCTAAACCAGGTAAATATTTATTTTTTTGTTCTTTTGTTCCATAATGTGTTAATAATTCACCTGGTCCTAATGAATTAGGAACCATAGCTATAACACCTAATGCAGGATCAATACTTGAAATTTTGGTTAATATATTAGATAATTCATTTACGCTTAATTTAATACCACCATAACTTTCATGAATTAAAAAACTAAAATATTTATTTTTAGCTAGATAATCTATCCAATAGTTATTATTATTATTTGGATATATTTTTGAACCATCAAATTTACTTAATAAATCATTTAATGTATCATCTGGAAATTTTTTTATAGTTTCTATTTTTTTTGGAAATTCAAATTTTCCTAATAATATAGAACGATCAATTGATGTATTACCGCTGCGTAATGCTATTAATTCAGTTGAAGATATTCTGGGTATTTTTGATTTTATAAAATTAAATATTGTACGAGACATTTTAAATAATATATATAATTATAATTTAAAATTTATATTATAATTAATATAGTTTAAATATAATATTATTTTAAAATGTATTTTAATGGTATAACAAATAATTATAATATGGATTTGTATGATTTAGATGTAAGTTTACATAGTGGTATTCCGAAACATTATTATCATTTAAAAGATAAACAATTTGGCGATTGGGAAATTCCTCCTTGGGAATTATTTATTTTTAAAGATAGACTTATTGGTAAGGGTTCATTTTCTAATGTATATCTTGCCAAATGGAGAGAAACCTTCGTTGTAGCAAAAGTAATTAATAGTGATTTTTTTAAATTAAAAAAAGAAATAGTTTTACGTGAAATTGATATTATGACAAAATTACATCATCCTAATATTGTTCAGTTTTTAGGTTTTATTGATAATCCATTTATTTTAGTATTAGAATATATTCCTAATTTTGATTTATTAACAAATATACCAAAATTATCAAGAACACAAAAAATTAGTATTATGAAAGATATTTTAAAAGGTATTGCATATATCCATAATCGAAAACCATATTCTTTAATACATAGAGATATTAAAACATCTAATATTTTATTAACTAATTCTAAAGTAGCAAAAATTGCTGATTTTGGATTATCTAAATTTTATAATATTCATAAAATAGATTCTTTTAATGATTTGAAAAAATTAAATAGTGATAATAATGATACCAATAATGATACCAATAATGATACCAATAATGATATTAATAATGAAAATGATAATATGAAAAAAAAATTATTATTCAAAAACAATGAATTAACAGATATTGTCGGAACTGAAAGATATATGGCACCTGAAATGTCAAAAGATTCGCACAATTATAATAATAAAATAGATATATATGCTTGTGGTATCATTTTTTATGAAATGTTTGAAAATAAAAAATATATTCCAAATTTAGAATTTAAATGGTATTACACACCAAAAAAAATTAAAAATACAATTATCGATAATATGTTATGTAAAAATCCAGATGATAGATTTGATGCTATTGCTATTCTTAAAAAATTTAATAAATTAGATATTTAATAAATTAGATATTTAATAAATTATAAATTTAATTTACTTTTATAATCATCAATCGCTAATCTTATCGCATCTTCTGCCAACATTGAACAGTGTAATTTTACAGGTGGTAATTTTAAATGTTTTGCAATTGTTTTATTTGAAACCGTTTTAGCATCTTCTATATGCATATTTTTAATATATTCACTTGCATATGATGAACTAGCTATTGCTGAACCACACCCAAATGTTTTAAATTTTGCGTCTTCTATTATATTGGTTAATGGATTTACTTTTATTTGAAGTTTCATTACATCACCACAAGCAGGAGCACCTACTAAGCCAGTTCCTATATTTTTTTCTAATTTATTAAATGAACCGATATTTAAAGGTTTTTCAAAGTGATTTATTAATGTTTTACTGTATTTACTTCTGATAAAAATACGTAAACCGGTTTTTAAAAAAGTCATTGATTATTATTATATTTTTATAATATAATAATAATATGGATTTATATACTTTTAATTCAGCCAATTTATTAAATTGGATAACTGCATTTGCGTTATTTGAAATACCAATGGCTAAATTTTATCTATCTATTTCAAATTCTAATTCAAAAGTAACCAATTGGTATAGTGGAAAAGATATTAATATATGGAATGTAATTGCACAAGATTCTTTATATGTTATATGTGGTATAATATTAGCTCTAAGATTATTTAATTATCTTGTATCTCTCAAAAAAATTCCACAATCATTTATTTATTTTATTTTATGTTTTATTTTTATACAATTATTAGGTGATACTATTTTTGCTACAATTATTAAAAGTTGGCCTAAACAATATTCTAGTTATTGGATAGATTATTTTAAAGATTATATTAATAAAGCGGGTTTTTATGCATTAATTGGGGATAGTTTATATATAATTGCTTGGTCCTCGAGTTTTTATTTTGTAGCAAACTATATTAAATCATTTGATACAAAAATATTCATTATTTGTTTATTCTTATTTTTAGCATCGGCATATAGTGTACAAAAATCAAATTAATTTAAAAATATATATAATTAATAATATAAAATATAATATATCAGGAAATTCTATTTTATTTTTCTTATTTTTTTTATTAATTTCAAATAAACATTTATTAAATAAAAAACGAGTAGTTAATGTAGTTAATAAGATAAATATTATTAAAATATTTATATAATAATTATTAAAAATAAATACACCAAGAAATAAAATAAAAAAAAATATTTTGTCTATAATATTTAATATATTTAAATAATTTTTTATTAATACAATTATTGATATGATTTGTAATATACTAGAAATTATTAATACATATTTTTCAATGTAATTTTTTACATTAAATATTAAATAATTTGTTAATATATTAGTTATAATTAAAATTATCAAAAAAATATTTTTTTCACTTAACATTTAATATATTATATATATGATTATATATATTTTATAAGATTTTTATATAAATAAGTACTAATTAAAAATAAAAATCCTCCCCATGACAAATCTATTAATCCTACTTTATAAGACCAATCTTTAAATATAGCCATATTTGTAGTTTCATATACACCATAAATAAAGAAGCCTAACAAAAATGCATCTAAATATGAACCTTTTTTATTTATAACAAAATAATATAATGAAGAAACTAAAATAATGTAGCAAGCGATAGTTGGTAATAATTCCATTTTTAATGGTGTTCCTTGTATTTTTTTAACCATACTTTGAAAATTGTTGCTTATTAAATATATAAATCCAGCGTCAACTAAAATAAAAATAATTGCTAATAATATTATATTTTTTATCATTTATATAATATTATATAAAAATAAATTTATTGTAAGATATTATATACTTATTAATAATGATATCAATAAGCCAAACTGCTAAAAATGTATTAACCAATTTAATTAAAAAAGAAAATGGACAAGCTGCATTTTTATATTTAAAAGGTGGTGGATGTAATGGATTTTCATACAAATTTAAGATTTTAAAAGAAGATAAAAAACCTAAAAAATTAGATGAAATAATAACTATTGATTCTAATAATTTATATTTATGTCATTCAAGTTTAATGTTTTTAATAGGTACAAAAATAGATTATATTGAAGATATAATGGGTTCACGATTTGATTTTCAAAATCCAGCAATAGAATCTAAATGTGGCTGTGGTACAAGCTTTAGTTTTAAATAATTAATTGATTGATTTTTTTTTCTTCTTTTCCTCTGGTTCTAATTTTATACAAATAGGCAATGAACCATCTTCATTTTTAGCCATTTCTTCATATAAATAAAATACATTATAAATAGAACCACTAAAATATGGTGGTAATTTTTTATTTCTTAAAGCTTCAAATCTTGCTATAATATCTGTCATTATAATTAATATATATTATATGCTTTAAATATATTATTTAAATATTTTATAAAAAATTTAAATAATTTATAAAATATCTGATTTCCAATAATTATAAAAATCCTTTTTTGTCCATCTTTTCTTATTTAAACTATCTAGATGTTTTTGAAAAAATTCTATTCTAATTAACTCTTTTTTTATATTTTTTAATGGCTTTGATTTTTTTATTGGTCTTTGTGATG